TGAACAAAGCCTTCAACGAGGGAGACAAGGTTCTTCTTGAGGGTGATGATGCAGTCATCATAAAGATTGGTATCAGTGAAACTGTGTTTGGTGTTTATTCTGACAAGGGATACATCTGGAGATACGTTCCAAACGAAAGAATACACACACTCAAACTAGAAAAAATAATCAATCCAGATTTACACCTAGACACAGACAGAGAGAAAGCAGAGAAAATTCAAGCACTCATAGATGCAAATCAAGATAAACACATCGTAAAAAATCGTGAAGCAATCGAGAGTTTGAAAAATGGAAAATAACTATCTAGGTAATCCTAATCTTAAACGTGCAAATGTTTCTGTTGAATGGACAGAGAAACAGGTAAAAGAATATGCACGATGCATGAAAGACCCCATGCATTTCATACAACAGTATGTAAAGATTATTTCTCTTGATGAGGGTTTGATTCCGTTTAAGTTGTATGACTTTCAAAAAGAAATGATTGGCACATTTCATAGTAATCGTTTCACTATATGTAAACTACCAAGACAGTCAGGTAAGTCAACAACAATCATATCGTATCTATTGTACTATGTGTTGTTCAATCCATCGGTTAATGTTGCGATACTTGCAAACAAAGCTGCAACTGCAAGAGACCTTCTAGGACGTTTACAACTTGCATACGAACACTTACCAAAATGGTTACAACAAGGAGTGATGTCTTGGAACAAAGGTTCACTTGAGTTAGAGAATGGTTCTAAGATACTTGCATCGTCAACATCTGCAAGTGCGGTTCGTGGTGGTTCATACAACATCATATTCTTAGATGAGTTCGCATACGTTCCATCAAATGTCGCAGAACAATTCTTTAGTTCTGTGTATCCTACAATATCATCTGGTAAGACAACAAAGGTAATGATAGTATCCACACCACATGGTATGAATATGTTCTATAAGTTATGGACAGACGCAGAGGAAAAAAGAAACTCTTACATACCGATAGAAGTGCATTGGACTGAGGTGCCAGGTCGTGATGAGAAGTGGAAACAAGAGACAATCAAGAATACGTCAGAGTCACAGTTTAACACAGAGTTTGAATGTCAGTTTCTTGGCTCAATCAATACTCTCATCAATCCAAGTAAATTGAAAACACTTGCATACAGAAGTCCTATCAAATCAAATGCAGGGTTGGATGTATATGAGAATCCACAGAAAGACAAAACTTATTTGTTAGTTGCAGATGTATCAAGAGGTACATCTAACGATTACTCTGCATATCTTGTGTTTGATGTAACACAAGTTCCGTATCGTATCGTTGCAAAGTTTAGGGATAACGAAATCAAACCTTTACTTTTCCCTCAAAAAATATATCACGTTGCAAAAGCATACAATCAAGCATTTGTTTTAGTAGAGGTTAACGATATAGGTGAACAAGTTGCAAATGCGTTGCAGTATGATTTAGAGTATGACAATCTAATCATGGCATCCATGAGAGGTCGTGCTGGTCAGGTGATGGGTACAGGATTCTCTGGTGGTAAAGTTCAGTTAGGTGTCAGAACTACAAAAGCAGTGAAGAAGATTGGGTGTTCTAATCTAAAACAAATGATAGAAGATAACAAGATGGTTGTAGAGGACTATGATACCATTAATGAGTTATCCACCTTCATTGTCAAGGGTAGTTCATTTGAAGCAGACGATGGTTGCACAGATGACTTAGTTGCATGTATGTTTATTTTTGGATGGGCAACAGATCAAATGTATTTTAAAGAACTGACTGATAGTGACATAAGACAACAGATGTATCGTGAACAACAAGACCAACTTGAACAAGACATGGCTCCTTTCGGGTTTGTTGTAGATGGATTGGAAGAAGAAAATATTGGTCACATGACTGATGAGTATGGAACTCGTTGGTCTCCTGTTGTTAGAAAACACGATACTAACTGGTAACATATGAAACCTCCATTGTGGGTAAACGCAGAGATAACCTACAAGTGTCCACTTCACTGTGTATTTTGTTACAATCCATTAGACTACAAAAGTTACGGCCCTGAGTTAGACACAGAGGAATGGTTGCGTGTGTTTGAAGAAGCAAGAGAGTTGGGTGCAGTTCAGTTAGGTATCTCAGGGGGAGAACCCTTAGTTAGAAAGGACGTAGAAACTTTAGTAAGTGAGACTACAAAAATGGGTTACTATGTCAACTTAATCACATCAGGTATAGGACTCACAGAGAAAAGAATCGCATCTTTCAAAGAAGGTGGACTTGGACAGATACAGTTGTCCTTTCAAGATTCCACTAAGGAGATGAATGATTTTTTATCTAGCACACGAACCTTTGAACTAAAATCAAAAGTCGCAAAGTTAATAAAAAAATATGAGTATCCTATGGTATTGAATGTAGTCTTACACAGACTTAACATTGACCATGTGGGACAGATACTAGAGATGGCAGAGTCTATGGAGTCAGATCATGTGGAGTTAGCAAACACACAATACTACGCATGGGCATATGAAAACAAAAAACATCTAATACCAAGTAAGAAACAATTAGTTGATGCAGAGAGGGTCACAAACGAGTTTCGTAAAAGAATGGGTAATAAGATGAAAATATATTTTGTTAATCCAGATTATTATGAAACCAGACCCAAGGCTTGCATGAGTGGTTGGGGTTCTGTATTTTTAAATCTGACTGCTGATGGTCTTGCACTACCATGTCATGAGGCAAGAATGTTACCTAATCTAACATTTCCATCTGTGAGAGAAAAATCAATCAGAGAGATATGGTATGACTCAGATGGGTTCAATGCATACAGAGGTGAATCGTGGATGGTAGAACCATGCAATACCTGTCCCGAAAGGGAAAAAGATTTTGGTGGTTGTAGATGTCAAGCATACTTAATCACTGGAGATGCACGAAATGCTGACCCTGTTTGTGATAAGTCACAACACCACCATATAATCGTGGAACAGGTCAGAGAGTCACAGAACCACACAAGTAATCAAAAACAAATACTTTTTAGAACTGATAAAAACTCTCAGAGTATGTCAATCAAATCAGAGTCTAGTTTTTGAAAACAGTTTCTACATACAATTTTGTTTTTTTCTATATACTGTATAACATCTTTTTTATTGTTAGACTTCTTAGATAGAGCTCTTATCTTTCTATCGTCAGGATAAAACTGTAAACATATTAACTCAGATTCACCACAGACTTGACAGGAGTTAGTCATAAGATAATCAGTTATCCATTTGTCTTTCAATAACCGATGTCGTCTTGCAACTTTTTTAATGGTTGTTTTATATTTTTCATAATGTGTTTTCATGATTGTATTTATAACTTTGTGTTATAAACGAATACGTCTTGGAATGTTTTTTTTTATAAATATTTGGAAAGATAACTAATAGGGAGTAAAGTCATGGGTTTTTTAGTTTCTCCTGGCGTTCAAGTCAAAGAAATAGACTTAACTAATGTCGTACCAGCAGTCGCAACCTCCATAGGTGCAATCGCAGGTGCATTTGAAAAAGGCCCAGTTTCAGAAGTTACTAACATCAGTTCTGAAGAAGAACTTGTTAAGATTTTTGGTAAACCAAAAAGTGATAGTAACATGTTTGAAAACTGGTTCACGGCATCTAGTTTTTTATCATACACGGATTCTCTTAAAGTCGTTAGGGCTGAATCTGCAATAGTAAATGCTACTGCAAACGGTAGTGGATTATTAATTCGTACAACTGACCACTACTTAGAGTCCTTCGGAGATGGACAAGGTTCGGTTGGAGAATGGGCTGCAAGAACTGCTGGAACACATGGTAACTCGATAGGTGTTTCAATTTGTGCAACCGCAACCGCATACGAAAATACAAGTGCAACAACAACAGGTGCATCTGCAAGTAAAGGTGCTACCTCAGTCGCTGTCTCCTCTGCATCTTCATTTTTTGGTGTTGGAGACATCGTTCATTTTCAAGAGTCAAACGGAAGTGAATACGAAGTAACTGCTGTTGACACTGCAACTATAACTATTAAACTATTCGATGATGTAAATGGTGGTGGTTTACAATCCGCAATTTCATCTGGAACAACAATTCGCAGACGTTGGAGATTCTATGATTTATTTGATGGGGCTCCAGGCACTTCTGATTTTGCAACACAAAACGGAAGAGGAACTTCTGACGAGTTACATATAGTAGTTTATGATACACAAGGAAAAATATCTGGATTCGATGTAGATGCAAACGGTCAAAGAACTCTTGCAGTATTAGAGACTTTTGCAAACTTATCTAAGAACCCAGAAGCAAAGTCACCTCAAGGTAATACTCTATACTATCCAAACGTAATTTACAATCAATCAGAGTTTGTTTACTGGATGGATCACAATACCGCTGGAACAAATTGGGGAACTGACTTAGACGGTGCAACAGGAGGAGACTTATTGTTGGACGGTACAGATGGTTCTTCATCTGATGCTGGAGACAAGGTTCTCTTAGACGGAACAGATAGTTCTTCAAATGACGCTGGTGATAACATAGATTTGGAAAGTGGTGTTTCTGCTTACGTTGCAGTAGACACTCCAACCATAACTAATCTTGCTGGTGGAACAGATGACTACGCACTTACTGCTGGTGAAATAGAACTTGGATATGACTTATTCCAAGACACAGAATCACTAGACATCAACTTAGTTCTTGGTGGTAAAGGTGGTGGTGCTGGTGATAGTGCATCTGACCAAGACACACATGTTACAATGTTGACTACACTTGTGGAAGAAAGAAGAGACTGTGTTGCGTTTGCTTCACCTCATCGTTCTGCGACAGTTAATGTTTCAAATATAGTAACACAAACATCAAATGTTAAAACTGCATTTGACTTGTGTCCATCTTCATCATACGTTGTATTTGATAGTGGTTATAAATATTTGTACGACAAATATAACGATGTATTTAGATTTGTCCCATTGAATGGAGACACTGCTGGTCTTTGTGCAAACACTGACTTAGTTCAAGACGCATGGTTCTCACCTGCCGGATTTACTAGAGGACGAGTAAGAAACGCAATCAAGTTATCTTA